ATGAACATCAAAACTAAAGAACCTGAAAAGAAAACTACTATGAATGCTAGTAAATCAGACAAAATTGATGTTAATCCTAAGATAGATTACGCAAATTAATTCATCTTTTTGCTCATTTTATGCTTGACAAGGCCATAATAATGTGTTATTATAAAGCATAATGAAAAAAGGATATACACACTATGAAATTTAAAGAACTCCGAGCTGATGTAATACATCAAGTCAAAAAACTATCACTTACAAACGAAGCATTTAGACAAGACAACAAGAAGTTGCCTCGTATCTATTGTGATATGGATGGAGTCCTATGTAATTTTGAACAGGCTGCACAAAAAGCAGTTAAAATGCCTCTATCACAATGGGCACAAGAACCTAAAAAAGTATTTAAAACAATAAGAGATAAGTGGCAACCGATAATGCAGACTAAAAATTTCTGGTCTACATTACCTTGGAATCCAGGTGGTCAACAACTATGGTCTTTCATTAGTAAACATGACCCACACATCTTATCTGCTTATGTCGAACAGACATCGGATCCTAGTTGTATTCCTGGCAAATCAAAATGGGCTAGAACCAAATTAGGTATGTCCGGCAGTAAAGTAAATTTAGTAAAAAGAAGAGAAAAGCAGAATTTTGCTAAAGTTGGTGGTATGCCAACAATTCTAATTGACGACTATATCAAAAACATTAATCAGTTTAGAGCAAGAGGTGGTATAGGTATTCATCACACTAGTGCCGCTAAAACGATTTCTGAATTGAGAAAACTAGGTTTTAAATAGTCAATCTTATAAATATAAACGATTAATCATTAAGTTAACTTAAATTAATAAGGAGAGATACTATGAGTTTATGGGGAGCAAGTTCCAGTGATGAAAGTAAACCTAAAAATCTTACTACAACTGAAAAAGCAGAAGTTTTTGCTAATCAAAAAGGTTGGGTTGTAAGAGCAGGGTCTACAAGAACTGGTAACGGAAACACAGCCGCTACTCCAGAAGTACTAGTCGCATTAGGTGGTCTATCAACAGCATTAGCTGCTGCTACGATTTCATCTACTGAATTTGATATATCATCATTTGATGTATCAGCAGGTGGTACTTTATCGGTAACGGTAAACTATAACGAACAAATCACGGTTGCAGGTTCGCCTACAATCGCAGTAACCAATTCACAAGCAGGCGGTGGTTCAGCTGCGTCATTAACATTGACGAAATCAGCTTCTACTGCTAACACGGTAACATTTACACTAGTTGTAGGTGCTGCTGGTTCAACTATATCAGCAGATGATATACTATCTATCGGGGCTCAAAATGTCTTGTTAGCGGGTGGTACTATTACTGATACGGTTGCTACAACTGCTGCTGCTGTCGCAGTATCAGCTGCTGCTGGTGCCGGTGCAGGAACAATTACTGCTGTTGCGTAATAGATAATAACAATAAAATTAAGAATATTAGGGGATCCGTTGTGGTCCCCTTTTTTATTTGTATAAATAGTATTAATGGTGCGTATATGATGTACGCAGTAGTTTACCACAACTAGTGGAATTATAGGAGAACTAAAATGGCAGACAAAAAGATTACAGCCTTAGACAATCTAGGCACATCATTGGCGGTAGAGGATTTATTCCATATTGTTGATGACCCCTCAAATACACCAATTAATAAAAAGGTAACAGCGAAAGATGTTTTTAATAACATTCCAACTTTTATCGGATTGACATCAACTAGTGAAGCATTGACTTCTACTAGCACAGCGATTAATACAACATCAGCAATTTCAGAAGTAGACCAATCTGGTGGTGCAACAGCACTTTCAATGGCAGATGGTACTAACGGAATGATTAAAACAATTATTGCAGTAGGTACTGGTGGTAACTCCATCACTATCACACCATCTAATTTAAGAGGATATTCAACTATCGTTCTTAATGCAGAAGGCGGAACGGTAACTTGTTTATTTAAAAATTCTAAATGGAATGTAATTGCTAATCAAGGCGCTACAATCGCATAATATAATTAATTTGAGGAGATAAAATTATGGCTATATCACTTGGTTTAGTTGAGAAAGAATACAATCAACTATTTAAAGAAAGAGAAACACTAACTGAAAGTGTTAACAAATTAGAAGGTGAACTCGCAAGTACAAAGTCTCGTTTAAATGCTTTGCACGGTGCAGTACAAGTACTAGAAAAGTTAATGCGAAAAGCAGATAGTGATTTGACATTAAGAGAAGCACAGAAAGAATTAAACCCTGTTGTAGAGGAAAAACAAAATGGATAAAATTACAGAAAAGTCTAATACTTTACAGGAGATTTTAACGGTTAACCCTAATGAAGTTAATACTGAAAATGACCTTAATGAATTTGAAGAAGATTTAGTACCTGGTACTAAAAAAGATAATAAAAAAGAAAAAGAGGAATAAATGAAAACTTTTAGAGAACACTTAAAAGAAGACAAGGTGGTAGGAACAGCTACTTCAAACGCAGTAGAAGATAGTAATATCAGTACAGCGAACTTGAAAGACCCTAATGTACTTAAAAGAGTTAATGCCTTTGTTGGTTCGGTTGCAGATATGGAATATATCAAACCACAACAAGCAGTTGATTCGTTAAGAGAAAAGTTAATGAGAATTGGTTTAGATATTTCACCTATGAAATTAGATGGTGACGCCGGTACGGTAACTGGTGAAGTAAAACAATTCGGCGGTACTTACGGTAAAACAACTGAAACTAAGCCTGAAGATGTAGTAGTAGATAATGGACCTGGTATTGATAACTTAAAATTAGAAGTTAAGTACGAAACATTGTCTAACGGTTCATCAAAGGTTTACGCTAAACTGAAATAGGCGTAAATTAATGTTCAAACAGATAACCGACAAGAACTGGTTATTGTATGCACAAAAGCATTATGATAATCCGACATTTGAAACTGAAAAAGAATTTTGGGATGATATAAAGAGATTTAAATATCTCAAAAGATTGTTTCGTAAATATGAAACTACGAGCCTATTAAAGATTAGGTTGGTAACAAATCATATTATCGTACTACAAAATGTTTTCGGTACGAATGCCTGTATTACTTTATTGTTATATAAAAATGACACGAAGTATTGGCCTATCTTAAAGTCTGTTTTTAAATACCTAAACTATTTGTATCCGTCAGAGTTAGACGAACTAACCGAAGACGAATATGTTAGACGGGAGTTAGAGAAACTATAATGGCAAGCAGAGCAATAGATTTATTAATAGCATATAGAGTAATTAAATTATTGGTTACTCCATTTAAGAACCAAGCTGCGTTTAAGACAGGTATCATAGACGCTGACGGTAAAGTACTTAAACCATATAGACTATTAAAAACAGGTGCAGAGAAATCATCTTACACCATGCTACATAGATTTGTATTCAACTTAAAAAGAATACTAGGTAAAGTAGGATTAGGTGGTAAGATAGGTTCGTTTGCTGTTGCTTTAGGTTTATTACTTAAAGAAGACAAAGAGTTTGCTGAAGACCAAGGTAAGAACATAGAGAGTACACTTGTTAAGATATTAAAAGAGAAGAACGAATTAGTTTATTCTATGTCTCTTAATGAAGAGTATTTTACAGATTCAACTTTAAAGGTTGGAAGTTATCAATTAAAAGAAGAACTATTTACTGGCGAAGAATTTTTACCTAAAGGTACAGATGTCTTTACTATAGAAGAACTTAAACCAGATTCAACGGTGTTAGGTTTAGATATATATAAGATGAAGTACGGTAAAGATATGCAAGAAATATATGTTCCTGGAGACTATTTAGATGAGCGAAAATAAAAAACTAAAAGAATTTAAAGATGTATGGGAAGCTTGTTGGGACTCACACAAACAAGTCGGAACTAAAATGAAAGGTGGCAAAGAAGTACCTAATTGCGTACCTAAAAATGAAGACGCACCTGTTAATTCAGTTGCGAGTGGCGGAGTTTCTATGCCACCTGACGCTATGATGAAGAAAAAGAAGAAAGATATTCTAACTAAACTTGGTAGAAATATCAAAGAGAATAAAGATAACAATAACGCTGTAATGAATAGTGTACTAGACCAACTAGATAGACTAGATGTTATTGTAGACGAATTAACATACGGTAAAAACGAACCAGAGTTTGTCGTAGACGAATCAAAAAAATCAATTTTAGAAAAAGCAAGATTAACTGATAGTGCATTTGGTAGTATCGGTTCTGGTGGTGCCATGGGTGGTATGCACCCGGTAGCAGCTTTAGGAGATACTCCTCCAAAAGGATATGGAAGTAGAAAGATTGGATTAGCGGCCAATAAGGATCCTAGACATGGTATCAAACAAGACAAGAAAACAAAAAACTTGAAAATAGTTAAACGAGAGGACAACAATGAAGAAGAGTAATTGGAACGGATTATTAGACGCAATATTTTTACCACCAAGAAACTGGGTATTAAATAAAGCGCTAAAGTTTAAGTCAGATGATTTAGATGATAGAGAAGTATCAATGTTATTAGATTGCAAAGTAGATGTTTATGACAACGGAAGAAATACAGCAACGATAACGGTACCAGCAAAATACATAACAGACCTTGCAAGTGTACCAAGAATATGTTGGGCATTTATTGCTCCATTTGATGTTGCAAGAGCAGCTGTAATACATGACATCATGTACGAAAAGATTAATAGTGCATTTAAAGAAGGTATCATATCTACGAAGAAAGACCGAGAACTATATAGAAGTATAGCAGATAAGGTATTCAGACAAGGTATGGAAAATTCAGAACCTTCAGTTCCTAAGTGGAAAATAAAATCTGCTTACTATAGTGTGAGAATGTTTGGCCGTTGGGCAATCAACTCAAGCGCTCCACGAGGTGCGAAACCACAGGCGAAGAAATAGTATGTGGTTCTTTTTAATCAAATCTGCTATGGGTGCCATAGTAGGACAAGCTACTAACTCATGGTTTAAGAAAACTAAGATGGGTATATGGTTTTACCAGAAAGTAGATAAGTGTTATAGTTGGGCAGCCAAGAGATACGACTTAGATGTTCTTTCTAAAGAAGAGAAACTAATACAAAAGTTTCCTATGTTAGTAAAGAAGATTAACAAACTAGAAGATGAAATAGCGAAAGTGAAAGTAGAACAAGTAAAATTAAGGAGTAAGAGATAATGTTTTTAACAATAGGACTTATAATTGGTTTTGTTTTAGGTTGGTATGTAAACGAGAAGTTTGAAGACCTAGTAGAACTAATACAAAAATTAAAATTCTGGAGATAGTAATATGATATTCGGTGGTGCAAAAATGATTATGGCAGGTATATTGATTGCAGGACTAGCCGGTGGTGCAGCTTATGTTTATAAGTTGAAAGCAGACAATGCTATTTTACAAGCAAACCAAATCAAGTTAGAAGAAGCAGTTAGTAGCCAAAAGGCTGTAATAGAGCAACAAAAAGAAGACTTTGGTAAAATACTAGAAGCGAACAAACAAATGAATGTTCTGGTGAGCGCCCTAAAGAAAGACTTAACCGACCTTGATAAAAGGTTTAATAAGAAACAACGAGACATTGGTAAACTTGCTGTAGAGAAAACAAAAGTAATAGAGAGAATAGTTAACAAAGGTAGTGTAAATGCTACTAGATGTATTTCAATCGCTATGGGTTCTCCACTTACAGAAAAAGAAATTAAAGCAACTAAAAAGAGTGAAATTAATTCTGAATGTCCAACAATAGCGAATCCCAACTATGTACAATATTAAAAATATATTTTTAGTTTTAATACTTGCAATCGCAATTAGTGGTTGTTCTTCTATTAAGAAGTTAGACATCTTTAAAACAGAAGTAGAAAGAACAAAACTAAATTTAGAGAAACCAACACCACCTGAACTAGAACAGATTAAGTGGATTATTATTACTTCTGAAAATGCACAAGAAGTATTTAAGAAGTTAGAAGAAGCAGGTATAGACCCTGTGCTGTTTGGTTTAACAGACGCAGACTATCAACTCATTGCAAAGAACTTTGCTCAGATTAGAAACCATATGGTAAAGACTAATAGATTGCTAGATGAGTATAAAAAATACTACGAACCAGAAACAGAAAATGACAAGAAAAACTAATACAATGTTAATAGGTCTTTTAGGTTCAATCCTATTAGGGTTAGCAACCTGGACACTAGTCACATTAATAGAATTACAATTACTAGTGACTATGATACAACAAGACCTGATAAGCATTGATAAACAATTCGGCCGAGTTTACAATTTCATAGACTCTGTTAGAAAATAACTAAATAGTAATATGATTTGATGTTTTACCTTATGACTACAGCCCCACACTATAGCATAAGGAACGAGAACATTGATAGACCCAATCTCGGCAATAGCAATTGCAACAACAGCATACAAAGCAGTCACAAGAGCAGTCGCATTAGGTTCGGAAGCTGAACACACCTTCAAACAAATGGGTAAGTGGTATACTGCTGTAGCAGATATACGAAAAGCAGCTGAACATAACAAGAACCCACCTATATTTAAGAAACTCTTTTCAGCAGGTAGCGTAGAAGAAGAGTCCTTACAATTACTCATACACGAAAAGAAGATACAGGAACAAGAGAGAGACTTACGGTCTCTTCTAAACTTCCGTTTTGGTCCCAATACTTGGTCTGAACTTACAGAAATGAGAAGAGAGATTAGGGCCCAAAGAGAAAAAGAAGTCTATAGACAAAGAGAACTACAAAGAGCTATATTAGATGGTATTGCCATACTAATGCTTGTACTTCTAGTAGGTGCCTGTGTATGGGGTATGATATTACTTGCAATTAGTCAAGGAAAACTCTAGTCAATTAAATGACACCCTAATGTGTCAAATTTTTCCTACGAAAACAACCATTTAGAGTGTGCCTTCTCTATAAATAATAGTATAGATTAACTCAAGGACACACACAATGGATAGATTACTTAGTTTATTTATAGTATGTTTTGTTATGTTAGGAATCACTACAATTCCTGCTTGGTCTGATACAACATCATCTGGAGCGACTACCAATTCCCTTACTAATACTACTGGAAGTAATACTACAATTACGGGTGGATATTCACAGGAAGACACAACTACTTACCAATCTGGTTCGTCTAGTAATACAACGAGCAGTACTAACGCAACCACAAACAACAACTCAAACATAAGAGACCAACAGAATACTGCCTCAGCGCCCTCTATGAGTGCTATGTCGCAAGATGTATGCGTTATGGGTGTATCTGGAGGTCTACAATATCCAGGTATCGGTATATCAATGGGTGCTCATATAAGAGACGAAAATTGTGAACGAATTAAATTAAGCAAAGTCTTAAATGACCTAGGTATGAAGGTCGCTGCTGTTTCTATATTATGTCAGGATCCTAGAGTATTTGAAGCAATGATACACTCGGGAACACCTTGTCCATATCAAGGTAAGATTGGTGCAGAAGCAAAAGCACAATGGAACAAATACGACAAGTTAAGACCAGACTATGACTTATATGTTCATAAACTAAAAATCATAGAGAAGAAAGAAAAAGAATTAACAAAGACTAGTGAAGAAGACAAGTCTTTAAATTACCAATTGACTGAACAAACTGCTATCGCTGATGAAATAAGAAAAGAAAATAAGAAGTTAGACGCATACGCAGATAAACTTGAAAAGAAAGTTGAGAAGCTTGAAATGAAAGTTGATAAGAATAACAAATCAAAATAAGGACACACTATGGAACTATTAATATGGTTAACAATTTATTTAGGAGTACTCGGATATGCGTGGTTTAAACTTGATAAACTTGCTGACGACCTTAATCCTTATAATTTCCGTAAACGAGATTAAGGCAGAAGAAGCAACAACAGGTAATCTATTACCCAACGCAGGTAATGGACAATCTAGTTTTCAGAATACACAAGACTCTCACACACCTGATAAGGTAGGTAGTGGTTCAGGTTTTACCATTGATAGTGGTATACAAGCATTTCAAAAAGAACTAGAAGCAAAAGGAACTGGTAATGTTACCGCTAATGGTTCACTAGTCGGTATAACTACAGAAAAAGAAAACGGTGGTCAGTTTAGTATAACTGCTGATAGTTTAGATGGTGGTGTATCACTTAATTCACTTACCGAAGTACAGAATTGCGAATGGTTAGGTTCTACTAGTCGTTGTGGTTCAGCAACTGCTGGGGCAGATAGTTATAAAACAATATTAAAAATACTAGACGACAACAACAATGTCCTTGCGACTACCTCTATAACTAGAAATAATGACGCCGGTTACGGTATTAACTCATATACATATAGCGATACAATTGCTCACAACGGAACAGGTGCAAGAAAGTGGGATTGGCAATGGCAAGGTATAGATGGTAACAATACTAGTGCAACTGCTTCAGTAGGACCTAACTTATTAGGTGCAAGTCTAACTGCTACTCTAGCAGATATAAATTTTCAACAACTAACAGAAGAACAATCAACTAACATATCATCAGCGAATACGCAGATAGAAGAATCACAAACAGCATTGACAGAAGTATTTAAAGATGTACAACAATTTAAACCTGAAGTTAATATAGAAATTGCACCTAGAATAGAAAGACAAGAAGTTAAGATAGAAGAATTTAAAGCACCTGCTATAGAAATGAAGAAACTAGAAACTATGGTAATTGAACAATTTAAACAGATAATCGTAAAGGAAAATTTAGTACAAGAATTTAATACTGCTCTCGTTGAAGAGAATATAACAGAAGAACAATTTTTTGAAGAAGTAGGTAATATGATGAAGGAAGAACTCAATGTTGTTCCGGAACCTAAAGTAAAAGAACCTAAAATGGAGGAAAATAATGTTGTAGCAAAGAAGTCTAATTTAGAAGAAGAGACTATCAAAGAGGAACCTAAAGTAAAAGGTGAACCTAAAGTAGAAAACGAACCTAAAAAAGAGGAATCAAATGCAAATAATTCAACTGAACCAAAACCCGAAACTACTAAAGAAAATGAGACAAGTAGTGAGAATAAACCTGAGGAGAGTGAAAACACAGAAGAGAAGTCAAATGAATCTTCTATGGATGAAGATACGGAAACAGAAGGAGAGGAGACGAAGAAGACTAATGAAGAAAAATTGGATGCAGATGAGACTGGAACAACAAAGGAAACAGATGTTGATAGCGGAGATGAGAAATCTATTGCAAGCAGCATAAGTGCTAAAGTAGAAAAGATTATTAAGAAATTAGAGAATACATTGATGACGGTAGACCAGAAAGTAAAAGCAGTACAATTTATAACACTAAGGGCAATGAGCGATGAAGCTCCTGATATGTCTTCATATAAAAATCAGTCCTTTTACTCTTCTACACAACTTCCTGATGGCAATGTAGATTTCTTTAATCAACTAAATATAGAGCAAACACAAATATATACAGGTGTTACCTTAGCAAAATATACTGATAACGATCCGTTGACTAGTCAGCGTGTAGAGTTAGACAGAATTAAGACTGAGGAAACCAGATTACAGATTGAATTAAAACAATTAAGGGAACAACTATGATAAAACAATTAAAAGATAACTTGGCAAGTGTGGCAGCTTTAATCGCAGCCGTAGTTGCTATTGGTGGTGGATTCGTTAAATACGGAGAGTTGACTACTAAAATGAACGCAATGGAAGAAAGAAAAGGTGTTAACATTGCACCTCTACAAGAAACTATTAAATCATTACAAATTAAAATTACGGAATTAGAAGGTAAAATACCTGCTGATATTTCTGGTAGTGTACAAAAGAACAAGACAGCAATTAAAATAAACGAAAAAGAAGTCGAAGTCTTAAAACTACAGATACAAGAACTTAAATTAAAAGCAAAAAATCCGCTAGCGGGTTAATTGACTTTGGGAGAATAATCGCTATGTCTACAACAACAGGTCACGGTAACGGTGAAACTAGGGCAACTCTAGCTTCACTATCAAAAGAAGTGTACGATAACCGTACAAGTATAGAGGTGTTGAAGTCCGAACTTCAGCAAAGTAATCAAGTGCATAAAAGACTAGACACAGCGATTGACAAGTTAACTGGTATCAGTAGTGGTATTAAGCAGATGTTAGCCGTACATGAAGAGAAATTAAATCAAGCAGAAAAACTAGATGAAATTATCTTTTCAAAGTTAAAAGACAGACAAGAAGATACTGAAAGTAGATATAGACAATTAAAAGATAATATAGATATGACTGAAAAGCGTATTATGAATGAAATACGAAGTATTAAGAACTCTCTAGGAGAAAAGGTAAATATGCTAGAGAAGTGGAAGTACTTAATTATTGGTGGTTCTATAGTAATCGGTTTTATTTTAGCAAGAAACTTCCCATTAGTCGTGGAGTTAATGAAAGTCACATAGGTGCTTGACAAATAGCGTAAGATATAGTATAGTGTGTACTATATCAATTAAAGATAAGAAGTGCTAAATGTCAAGTTATACAGATTTAAAATTTATACAAGAAATATCGACCCGGCTAGCTCATTTTAAGAAAAAAGGTGACTATCTATTTAACTTTAGATGTCCTCATTGTGGTGATAGTCAAAAGTCGAAACTAAAGTCCAGAGGTTATTTCTACCGTAAGAAAAACGATATGTTTTTCAAATGCCACAATTGTGGTATGGGTCAGAACCTCGCAAACTTTCTAAAACAGATAGACCCAAAAATCTATGAAAATTATCTATTAGAAAGATACAAGTCGGACGCACCTGCAACACCAAAACCAGAGTTTAAGTTTGATTTTAAACCGAAGATAAAGTTAGAGAACGACTATATATCTCTACTCACTTCAATATCAGATTTAGAAGACGAGCATCCAGTACGAAAGTATGTGGATAATAGAATGATACCTGAAAAGTATTTTGATAAACTTTTCTTATGTCATAAGTTTTATGAGTGGGCACACAAAATCTCACCTCGTAAATACAATACAAGTAAGTACGACCATCCAAGACTAGTGATACCGTTCTATGATACAGACGGTAAAGTATTCGCCTATCAAGGTAGAGCCTTTGGTAATGAGACACCAAAGTATGTAACCATTAAGTTAGACGAAGACAAAGACAAGATATACGGATTAGAAAGAGTAAACTTTGCACAACACATTTATGTTGTAGAAGGTCCTATTGATAGTTTGTTTATCGACAATTGTATCGCAGCTGGTGGCGCTGATTTGACACTAGATAGTAAATATAATCCTGAACAGGTGACATATATATTTGATAACGAACCGAGAAATAAAGAAATAGTAAAGCGAATGGAGAAGATAATTGAATTAGGTTACAACATTTTTATTTGGCCAGAAGATATACAACTCAAAGATGTTAATGACTTAATTAAGACAGGTGTATCTAAAGTACAACTACAAGAGATTATAAGTATCAACACATATTCAAAATTATCAGCACAACAAGTTTTAACAAATTATAGAAAAGCATAGGAGTAGGAGAGATAGATGACTGAAAAAGATATTAATGTTATAAAAAGAAATGGCCGTGGACAAGAGCCATTGAATATTGACAAGATACACGATATGGTAGAATACGCTTGTGAAGATATAAAAGGTGTATCATCAAGTCAAGTTGAAATGAATAGTGGGTTACAATTTTATGATAATATTCCTACAGACCAAATACAACAGATTTTAATTAGGTCAGCTTCAGACTTAATATCATTAGAGAATCCAAACTATCAATATGTTGCAAGTAGACTTCTTCTTTATAGTCTAAGAAAAAGTATTAATGGTAAACTATGGGACCATCCTCATCTATTTGCTCACACAAAGAAGTGTGTAGATTTAGGTGTCTATGACGCAGACATTTTAAATCAATATGATGAAGGCGACTTTGATAGAATGAATACTATGATTGACCACGATAGAGACTATAGCTTTACCTATGCAGGTTTAAGACAAGTTATGGACAAGTATCTTGTACAAGACAGAAGTAGTGGTGCAATCTATGAGACACCACAATTTATGTATATGATGATTGCGGCTACAATCTTTGCAAAGTATCCTAGTAATAAAAGAATGTCATATATCAAAAAGTATTATAATGCTATCTCACAATTTAAGATAAACATTCCTACGCCTGTTATGGCGGGTGTTAGAACCCCTATGAAACAATATGCTTCATGTGTACTAGTAGATGTCGCAGATAGTCTTCCTAGTATCTTTAGCAGTGACACAGCGATTGGTTACTACACAGCACAGAGAGCAGGTATTGGTATCAACATGGGTCGTATTAGAGGTATCAATAGTAGAATTAGAGGTGGTGAAGTTGCACATACAGGTGTTGTTCCTTTCTTAAAGAAGTTTGAAGCAACCGTAAAATCTTGTACACAAAATGGTGTAAGAGGTGGTTGTGCTACGGTACACTTTCCTATCTGGCATAAAGAGATAGAAGATATTATTGTTTTAAAGAACAACAAAGGTAGTGAAGATAACAGAGTTAGAAAATTAGATTACTCAATTCAATTATCAAAACTATTTTACGAGAGATTTATTAATAACGAAGACATGACATTATTCTCTCCACATGAAACACCAGGTCTTTATGACGCTTTCGGTACACCAGAGTTTGATGAGTTGTACAAGAAGTTTGAGAAAGACACAAAGATTTATAGAAAGAAAGTAAGTACACAAAAGATGTTTATGGACTTACTAAAAGAAAGAGCAGAAACTGGTCGTATATACATTATGAATATTGACCATGCTAATTCTCACTCTTCTTTTAAAGACAAAGTTAATATGTCTAACCTATGCCAAGAAATTACACTACCTACAGACCCTATCGAACATATAGATGGTGATGGTGAGATTGCGTTATGTATTTTAAGTGCAATCAATGTTGGACTATTAAAGAATTTAGATGAGTTAGAAAGTTTATGTGACTTATCAGTAAGAGCATTAGAAGAGATTATAGACCATCAGAAGTATCCAGTAAGAGCTGCTGAAATCTCTACAAAGGCACGAAGAAGTTTAGGTATTGGTTATATCGGACTTGCACATTATCTAGCGAAGAAAGGTTTTAATTATGACCAAAAGATGGCGTGGAAAGAAGTTGATAAACTAACCGAGGCATTCCAATACTACCTATTAAAGTCAAGTAATGAAATCGCAAAAGAAAAAACGAAGTGTGATTACTTTGACAAAACAAAATATTCAGATGGTATCTTACCTATTGACACTTATAAGAAAGAAGTTGATGAGATTGTAAATCGTAAACTCAGCTTTGATTGGGAAGCGTTAAGAAAAGATATTATGCAATATGGGTTGAGACATAGCACTCTCTCTGCTCAAATGCCTTCTGAATCCTCTAGTGTGGTATCTAATGCTACAAACGGTATTGAACCACCTAGAGATTATCTATCTGTTAAGAAGAGTAAGAAAGGTACATTGAAACAAGTTGTACCAGACTATGTAAGATTAAAGAACAATTACACTCTCTTATGGGATATGAAGAGTAATGAAGGTTATATAAATATCGTTGCAGTAATGCAAAAGTATTTTGACCAAGGTATATCAGGCAACTGGTCATACAATCCAGAAAATTATGAAGACAATCAAGTACCGTTATCAGTAATGGCACGAGACTTGTTGACTACATATAAACTAGGATGGAAGACATCTTACTATCAAAACACATATGACGGTAAGAAAGAAGATGAACCTATGCACCCTATGACTTATGATGAACAAATCGTAGGTAGTGTTAATCTTCAACCAGACCAAAAGAAGAACATACTAGCAGACACGCAAACAGAAGTTTCACTTCCTGTCGCAGAAGATGACGGTGAATGTGAGGCTTGTAATATTTAAATAGAATAAGAGGAACTAAAATTGAGCAATACGGTATTCAATAAAGGAAAAGCAATAGACTACACTAAACAACCTATGTTTTTTGGTGAGGAACTACAGGTACAAAGATACGATAATATGAAGTATCCTATCTTTGATAAGTTAACACAACAACAATTAGGTTTCTTCTGGAGACCAGAAGAAGTATCTTTACAGAAAGACAGGTCTGATTGGTCAGCATTAAGACCAGAGCAGAAGTTTATCTTTACATCTAATCTAAAATATCAAACTATGTTAGATAGTGTACAAGGTAGAGGTCCGTGTCTTGCATTTTTACCTTTCGTTTCTTTACCAGAACTAGAAGGTTGTATCGTAACCTGGGACTTTATGGAGACAATACATAGTAGAAGTTATACATACATTATTAAGAACTTGTATCCAGACCCAGCAGAAATATTTGATACTATTATAACAGATGAGAAGATTGAAAATAGAAGTAAGTCAGTAACCAAAGCGTATGATGAATTCATACAAACAGGTATGAGACATCAATTAGGTAACAAAGTTGATGAATATGACTTAAAAGAAAAACTATGGAGAACACTTGTAACCGTAAACATATTAGAAGGTTTAAGATTTTATGTTTCATTTGCTTGTAGTTTTGCATTTGGCGAATTGAAACTTATGGAAGGTAGTGCAAAGATTATCTCTTTTATTGCAAGAGACGAATCACAACACCTTGCTGTTTCACAAAGAATTATTAATAACTATCGTGGTCCTGAAAACGATAAAGTTATGAATAAGGTTATGAAGAACAATGAAAAGTATGTTGAACAGATGTACAAAGACGCAGTAGAAGAAGAGAAGCGTTGGGCAACATATCTATTCTCAAAAGGTTCAATGGTTGGACTTTCTGAAAAACTATTACACAATTATGTGGAATGGACAGCAAACAAAAGAATGAAAGCAATTGGTATCAAACCAATCTATGAACAAGGTAATGCTAATCCTTTACCATGGACTGAACATTGGTTTAACAGCAGAAGTTTACAAAATGCACCACAAGAGACAGAGATTGAATCTTATGTAATCGGTGGTCTTAAACAAGATGTTGAGAAAGACCAATTTAAGAAGTTTAAATTATAATGGAAAAAGCAAAATACGAGTGTGAACATTGCGAAGAAGAATTTACAATATCGTGGCCTAAAGACGATATTGAACCTATAAGTTGTCCATTTTGTGGCGGCTCAATTAACGATCCAGAAGAAGATGTTTTAACAGAGGATACTTCAGATGACGAAGATAATTGGAATTGATTACTCACTAACTTGCCCTGCCGTATGTGTCGTAGATGGTGCACCAGTACAAGAAGACCCATTACAGAATTGTAAGTTTTACTACTTAACAACCGTTAAGAAATACGAAGGTGTATTTTTAGATGGTAAGATAGTCGGACATCTTATGCCTGAATGGAAACACGCACAAGAACGACACGATAAAATTAGTGAATGGGTGTTTAATACTTGTGTTGGTCACACAATTAATCCTCTTGTGTTTATAGAAGATTACTCTTTTGGTAGTAAAGGAAGAGTATTCAACCTAGCAGAGAATTGCGGTCTATTGAAACATAAGTTGTATAAGAAAAATATTGAGTTTCGTACCGTAGTACCTAGCGTAGTAAAGAAACTTGCCACAGGTAAAGGTAATGCAGACAAAGAGAAAATGTACGATAAGTTTTACGAGGAAACAGGTGTAAATCTTATGGAACATTTAGACCAACAAACTCTCAAAAATCCTGTTACCGACATAGTAGATAGTTATTATATAGTAAGGGGTGGCTATGACCAGTATATGGACGAAAATCAGAAATAAAGAACGATGGATAGGACTTGCAATCGCAGTTTCTTCCGTATTCATCTTATCAGAAGCAAATGTAGATACACAATGGATGGGCTGGGCCTTGTCAATTGTAGCGTGTATAATGTGGATATATTGGGGATATAAAGATAAAGATTACCCTAGAGCCTTGATGGAATTGATGTATTTACTACTATCAATGAGAGCAATGTACAACTGGCTTGTCTAAAAGTCAGTAAAATCAACAAAAAAAACTTCAAAAATAACCAAAATAACGCTTGACATAGCTATTTTAGTATGGTATAATGTATATATGATGAAAAATTTAAAAATACAAAACATACTTAAATGGTTAGGAACCTTCATTTTGATACTTGGAACAGGTATTAACTCACTTGGAATATACCCATTAGGCCCTCTAGTGATGGTGCTAGGAGGGTTAATCTGGTGTATCGTAGGTATCATGTGGAAAGAATACTCCATTATAATCACAAATTTGACACTTTCTATCGTTTCAATCGTTGGAATATGTTATAAATTAGGGTATTTATTTTAATAATATGCTCGTTTTTTGCTTGACAATGATTGCGAAATGATGTATTATACTAGTATGAATAAGACAAAAGAACAATATAACAAAGGAGACACACACTATGAGTAAAGTAATGAACTACTATTGGGACGAAGCTGAAAAAGCAGTTGATAAGATTATTGAGAAATTGAAAGATGGTCAGATTGACTATGATACTTGCAAGTCTCAAATCTTAAAGACAGACAATATTAACCTGTGTTCAATTGATGAATACAATGTTGATGATGTAATAACATCGGAGAGTGCTTAATGACAGAATTATCAAATAAAGCATTGTCTGATATTGACAAATATAATAAGTTGAGAGACGAGGAGTTAATCGCACAAAACAACAATAAAAAGGACAACATAATGAAACACACAACAAAATTTAAAATCACTAATACTAAAAATGTACAAGTAGAAATACTTCCGTCATATACTCCGAAGTATACAGAAAAACATACTATCAAGTCACATAATAAAAATAGATATTTTGTTGGCGGTACAAAACCAACTACTAGAATATCTAATGTTTATCATAACGCATATGCAAATTACAAAACCAACGATATTGTAAATCACATTACAAAATACAAAAAAATTGAAAAGGAGGCTGCATAATATGAAAAAAAGAAATAAGTTTGAGAGAAAACTAGACGAATACAATCACACTATGGAATTTATTAGAACTATAGTGCCACTTGCAATTTTAGTTTTACAAGTAGTAATCTTAGTGAGATTGACTTAATGACTAGCTTAAATTTTTATTGCTTAGTCATGGTTTTATTTTTAATAATAACATCAACAATAACAATATAACAAGGGGAATAAATGACAAAAGGTTCTAGTTTAAATTTAGTTTACGGTATTGAATACTATGATGAAGACGATATGGAGTACTTCTATATCTTTAACACTATCTTTAGAAATGTTCCTTTAAGTCAGTTGAATAGACTAAACAATAAAGAATTTAAGAAAAGAATTAAAACCTATTGCGACAAGCACTATATAGAAAGTGCTGTAAATGCTACAGGTAGTACGATAGTTGAAATGATACACGGCGACAAGTATTATGAAACTTACGAAGATGTATTTGGTGATGTTTCCGAGTTTGATAACTCTCTATTTAACGATTACGGTCAATTATGGAATGGTAGACAATTTTTCAAATATGATTTTGCACCAGAGTTGACAAAACAATATGAACATAAACACTTAAACAAAAAATATGGAGGATACAAATATGATAATTAATGTAGGAGATACAATTTTAGGTAACCACGGAAGAACTGGTGAGATAATCAATATAGGTATTGCAACTGAAAAATCAGATGTTGCAGCTGAACTTGATTCCTCAATAAATGCACAAACATATGACACCGAGTTAAACTATACAGGTGCCATTAGTTATACTGGTGAGACAGGAACACATTGGTGTTATTTCCATCAGATTGAAGAAAACCTAACTAAGAAGCTCGAAACAACAGGAGATTAAAATGATTGATGTAATGACGGTCATTGAAGAACTAAAAGAAATTAAAGACCAACTTCAAAGTGGCAATGTACCAATGGCCATTAAGAAGGTAGACGAAGGTATTGCATATAGAGAAAAAGAAGTCGCAGACTTTGAAAGAGAATATGCACCGAAAGAAACTGAAATCAAAATGCCATTAGGAGATTTAGCAAATGATCCTTTTGACGATATTAGATAAGGAGACCATATGCAAAATTTTATTATCGGAATAAAAATGTTAATGAGTAATATTAAAAAGTATGTTACCACTTCTGAACCAAATGCTCAGATGGAACTAGACTTTGAAGTTAAAAAGAATCAGACAATCCATTATTTGTCAGGTAAAAGAAAGAAGACTAAAAATGCAAAAAAGTAGTAAAATCCCTATGAGCAATCATACATGGGACTATCCCAAACCCTCTACAGCGCCCTCTAGGCCCCTCGTTTTTCCTAAATTTAGTGTAAAATATGGGTTTATTGGCAGCTTGACAAGCGTTCAGGTTTGTGATACTATTATAACAATTAATCAATCTGGGAGGACTATATAATGTTTACATACACAAAAGAAATGATGTTTAGTGAATTTAAGACGGCGACACAAAAAGACCAAAAAGGTAAGAAAGAAGGATACGGCAATCGTATTGCTTTCTTAAAAGAAATGAAGTCATTGAAGAAAGCGCATCCTTCTTCTATGAGAAATATCAGTATCAAGCAAAATCAATTTGATAATCTGATACTTGCATACTCGGCACCTAAACCGAGAGACCACTTTTATATGAAAGTGTTTGGAAGAACTTATGCAGACCAAAAAGCGTTTGAAGCAAAATCATATGGCAAAGACAAAAGCGACTTACTTAACTAAAGATATGCGAAACAAGATAGCGATGAAAAATCATATGAAATGGTTGAAGTCTATCGGAGTTAAGTTAGATAGTAATGGTAAAGTGATAAACGAGTTTAAAGGTTTTCCTTTTCCAGACTATTCAGTAAGACATTCAATACCTTGTAGTAATATTATTACAGCAGGTGCTACGAAGAGAAAAGTATTGAAACCACAACTACCTGCTGGTAAAACAATCAGTATTGCATACAACAAAGGTAACTACCAAGTTGTTGACATTGCTGATATTAAAACAATGGGAAGGAAAGTATGAATAAAATACTTATATTATGTGTAATCGTATTCGGCATATCAAGTGCCAATGCGAATGAGACAAAGACTATAACACCACAAGAGTTTGGTAATGCAGTAATTGAAGTACCAGGCAAAGTAGTCAGTTTTCTATCTAACGAAGTTGAAGAGATAAAAGAGTATCAATCAGCAAGTTGGGCTAGTGCGAAACAACAAACTGCTAACAATTGGGCAAAGCTTAAGACTTTGTTTGGAGTTAAATAGTACCATGGACTTTCATCTTACATCAGCTAATGATGGCACTTTCTTAATCAGACCATTAACAGCAAGAGCTGTGGTCTGGTGGAAAGAGAATGATATGAGAAAAAAATATGTGGTAGATAACACGGCATTGGATAATTGTGTTATCTTAAAAGAAAATCAAAAGGAGGTATGTGATGAAATTAGGAAAAACGATTTCGATTTTAATAATTAGTTTGTCGCTCGGTGCTTGTAGTACAAAACACCAAGATGTTAACAATACTAAAGGATTCAAATTTAACAGAAGTCATGTAGGTGCAGTACTCGGTGGTACTACAGGTGCTATGACTTGTGTAGAACTAATATCACAAGACCCATACATTGCGGCTGCGTGTGCTGTAGTAGGTGCATTTGCCGGTGCTGAATTACTATATGATAGTGATTACGATTTACACAATGCAGTATTTGTAGACCATTTAAACAATGGTCCTGGTAGTGCAAGTTATAGTAATTGGTTAAACAATAAGACAGGTAGTAATGGCACAATAAAAGTAAACAGAAGTTATGCACAAGGTCCTATTATCTGTAAAGAGTACGAAAGTAATTTTAATATTAAGAACTCTTGGCCTGTTGTTGGTATCTCAAACAATGATATTGATACAAGGTTTGGAACCGTATGTCAAATGCCAGACGGTAGATGGGTGGAGAAACAATAATGCAACTTGACCCTATGAAGAAATATCTAACATGGACATTTGTTCTTATTTTGTTCTTAATTGTATCTGGTATTGCATATGCAGATATCTTACCTAAACCTATTACTTACAAAGAAGAGAGCCAAGTAAATAAGGCACCTGTGGACAAAGTATATATATCTGATACACATACAAAGGTAGAACAAAAGTTAAAAGAATGGAAAGAAAACGAAGACAATGGTGTTCTTTCTACAAAAGTTTTAGATAGATTTGAAAGAGACGGTCAATGGTGTTTCATTAAGATTGTTATTAGAGAATTAGATGATAAGACTATCATCAAAGAAGAGATTATGGAATGTGCTGATACTGAACACGGTAGAACAGACAAAGAACGAATTAAAGAATTGGAGAAAATGATAGAATTAGAGAAAGCAAAGAAACCTGGTTACTGGGAACTCTTTGCAGCTTTCTATTATAAAGATATGAGTGCTCCAGAATATTGTAGATTGTATTCTCAATCTTCACACGCCTTCAAATCCTTCGGAAGAGCGTGTCTAACAAACGAAGGTAATTGGGAGAGAAAATAATGATTAAAAATCTAATCATATTGGGTCTCCTTTTTATGTTAATAACAGGTATGACCACAACGGATGTTGTTGCATATGTTGAGAATAACCAGCTTATTGACAAGTTGAGTGAAATGTTATATAATGTAGTTAGGAGTGTGAAAAATGATGTATAAAAACATAATGAAGATAGGACTTTTAGGCGTTCTAGTAATTGGCCTAAATGCTTGTTCGTCAAAAACTTATAAGATTAAGCAAGAGACGGAGAAGTTAGTAGATGAAGTACCGACATGGTATATGGCGGACTTTGATAATGCTAAACATTGCGACATATCTATGTGGGCAAACAATGGCGTTGTTAAAACAAAAGATGATGAGAAGACTTGTATCTTCGGAGTTGGTACTAGTGTATCACCATCATTAGAACTTGCGATTGAGAAAGCTAAGTTAATTGCGAAAGCAGAAATGGCTGATATTGTTGCAGGAGAAATGAACAAGAAGGCAAAAATGTTTGTAACCGAAGTAGGTAAAACTAATGTTAAGACCGTGGTTACAGAAGTAGAAACAGCGATGGTAAATATCATTGCAAATACACCAGTGAGAGGATATGAAATCTTTGCACAAGAGGTAACTAGAACAAAATCAGGTTACTACAGAGCATGGATAGGTTTAAGATTGCCACTTGGTGAGTTTAATAAGATGTATGAGTACACGATTGGTGAAGTTGTTGACGCTTACAAACTTAAACTAAAGTCTGCTGAAGCCTTCAAAAGTGTCGAAGACACGGCAAAGGAAAAGAAGAATGACACAGCAGAGTAATATAGTTGTCTATACAAAAGACAATTGTCCATTTTGTGTTAAAGCTAAGTCCTTAATAAAAGGACTTGGTTTGAAATATGAAGAAAAGAACTTGAAAGAGTTTGAAAGTCCTGAGGCGATGATTAAAGACATAGGTAAAAATGTTAGGTCAATGCCTCAAATTAAAATAAATGATGAGTTAGTAGGTGGTTATAATCAGTTGATAGAACATTATAACAAACTAGGACTTGTTGACTTCAAAGGGAATAAAATAAGTGAGTGATGATATCAATATTAAAAATGACTATGATAATATAATTTTATTTCCAGAGAATAAGATTGCAAAACCACAAGTTGAGGTGGACCCAAAAGCACAAGCGAAAATGCGAGACTATCAAGCTGCAAAGTTTGTAGAAACAGCAACAGATGAAATCGGATTAGATTTGATTAGACGCTTCGTGCAAATGGGATTAGATACTAAACAAGATGTCTTTACAAAAGACCTTGCAATGTCTATGGACTCGGTAAGAGGTCTCTTGTACAGACAATTCAACATAGCACACCCTATTCAAAAGGTAGTAGACCATGCTGTTAAGTTGAAGATGAATAAGAAAGGCGTGGTTACTGCTCGTATTGAGTATGCAAATATGTCAGATGAGATAGACACGACTACTAGACCCTTAAACAAAGATGTATCAGATGAACTTAACGATAGGAACAATGGTATGTTTACCTTTACAGAGAATTTTGACTTTAATCCTGAATACCCAGGACAAGACGGACCCGATATGTATCCAGATGAAGATGACCACTTACATGGTGACTTCCCAGAACCGGATCCTGAAGGACCAGTAAAATAAATTGAAAAAAATGAATTTAGTGCTTGACAAGCTATATAAGATAGTGTATAATGAGTACTTAATAAGAATTTGTCTATGGAAAACCATTATAATGCGATTGACCATAGCAAGTTGTCAGATAAGACATAAAAATCAAACTGAAAAGGAGGTTAGACATAATGTTTAACATTTTTAAATTATCTAAAGGAGATAAAACTATGGCTAGAACAAAGCTAACTAAGACCGAGAAGATTCGTAATCTTTTCAACAAAGGTTCAGATGTGACTTGGAAAACTCTAAGAACAAAATTTGACCTTAAATCACCAGCTGCAATGGTTGGTAAATTGAGAAACGAAGGATTGATGATTTATGAAAATAGGTCTACAAAAGGCGTTTCATATAGAGTTGGTACTCCATCTAAAGCAGTAATCGCTGCTGGTATCACAGCTGTATTCGGCAAACAAGTCGCTTACACATCATAATGAACTCGATAGTAAGATTACCTAGCGGTACGCTTACATAGAGCTGTGTGAGGCGAGGAAAGCGAGAGTGGAACTCGCCTCCACATTTTTAACTAAAAAGGAATATATGACAGACGATAATTCAGTTGACAAATCTTTTGAGAACGAGGTAACACCGAGTCCTATGGTACAAATATCTGTAAAAGATTATGATAAACTAAAAGAAAGAAACAATTATATAACAAACAAAAGTTTAATTGAATACATTGACAAGATAGAATTTTTTGTAAAAGAATTGAGAAAACATATAGTAAGGACGGATATTTAATATGGGTAAGATGAGAATATTTAAGTTTTGGAATGAAAAAGGTGACGAGAAAGAGAAAGAAGCAATGAGTTTGAAGAAGGCAGTTATGTCGGTTCAAAGCAACTTCAAAGACCAATTTATTGGTGTTGAATACATTAGTAAGAAAGGTAAAGCAATCGTTGATTCCGTAAAGATACCTATAGGTAGAAAAATAAGACAAGCGTTAATAGTAGAAAAGAAGAGAGCAGCTGCAAAGGCAAAATTTGACGCCGATAGAAAAAAGAGTGCATAATGATTATAGTTGATTTACACCAAGTGCTTATTAGTAATCTAATGGCACAAATGAGTAGAGTATCATTTCAGAAAGGTACCGAACCAGGTATCGCTAACATAGAAATGGTTAGATATATGGTATGTAATTCAATCAAAGGATACATTAGAAAGTTTGGTAACGAATACGGAAAAGATTTAGTACTTGCCTGTGATAGTGGCAATCCTTGGAGACGAGACTTCTTTCCTCAATACAAAGCAAGTCGTAGAACAAGTAGAGAAGATAGTAAAAACGATTGGAATGCTCTATTCAGTCTCATACATGATATTAAAGAAGAATTAAAAGATAACTTTCCGTACAAAGTAATTGCTATTGACAATGCAGAAGCAGATGATATCATCGGTGTCATTGTTAAAATGCAGACAGAAGACAAGTACCTGATTGTATCAGGCGATAAAGACTTCAAACAATTACAGAAGTATAGTAATGTAAGTCAATATAGTCCAATACAGAAACACATGGTAGTTGAAGATAATCCTACTAGATACTTACACGAACAGATTATCAAAGGCGATAGGTCAGACGGGATACCGAATATCCTATCAGCAGATGATGTCTTTATTACAAAGACAAAACAAAGTCCTATTACGAAAAAGAAACTAGAAGAGTGGTCGCAGATTGACGATATACCACTAGGTTCTGAAACAAAGAAGTACTACAATAGGAACAAGAAACTGATAGACCTAGACCAGACGCCTAACGCTATGGTAGAATCTATTATAAATAGTTTGAACAACTATGAAGTACCAAGTAGGTCCAAACTACTACCATACTTTATAGATAATAAACTGAAATCGTTGATTGAACATATTAATGATTTTTAATATTGCAATATTAAGAGGAAAATGAAATGGCAAATGAAAATATGAACAAGGCACAGAAGGCGGCAGCAATGTCATCTTCAAGCATGGCACTCACTTACCACGAAATCTTCACTAAAGTTAACAACGCTAAAGACAAGGCAAAGAAGACAGAAATCCTGCGACAGCACGATAGTGTCTCTCTAAGACAAGTATTAAAAGGTGCTTTCGACCCGAAAATACAATGGGACTTACCAAAAGGTAACCCACCGTATCTTCCAAATGAAGCTCCTGTAGGTACTGAACACACATTCCTTGAGTCCGAAGCGAAGAGACTTTGGCATTTCGTACAAGGTGCAGACCAAAATCTATCCAAAGTAAAAAAAGAAACTTTGTATATTCAAATTTTAGAAGGTTTACATGAAACAGAAGCAGAGTTGCTTGTTGCTGTAAAAGAGAAGAAGTTAAATAATATGTACAAAGGACTTACAGCTAATCTTGTAAAAGAGGCTTTTGGGTGGAATGATGATTTTGTTAAGCTAGAAGCATAACAATACAACGGTTTTAGGGTATTTTCCATACTAAAAATACCCACTATTCCCCTAAAATAAGCTCATTTTTTGCTTGACAAGGTACCTAGTAAGTGATATAATAAATATATTAAATGATGAAGAAAGGTATATAATGATAAGCTTGATAAAAAACATAATATATGTACTTGTGTTTTTGTATATGGCAGGTGTAGCATTACACTTAACTATGCAGAAAGCAAAAGCAGATGAATATGTTGTGGCGACTAGCGCCCACATAATCAAAGAAACGGTTAACGGTAACATTGACCATAAGGCTGTGATGAAGTCTGAACTTGAAAGACTAGCACATTCAATGGCAATCGAAATGACTTTTGTATTAGAGAAGCATTTACCAAATATATTAGAGAGTATTGCTTCTGATATTAGAGTTAACGGTATAGACAAAGTATACAAAGAAAGTCAAACAGAGGAGTAGAATGGAAAACTTGATATATGCAATGGCTGACATGGTTTCTCTTATGAAGACTATGGCGCCTATGGAACTATGGATAATTATACTTGGTGGTGTAATATCTTTTTTGATAATGGAGTATACTGATAGAAAGAGACTACGACACGAAAACAATCAGACGAAGTAGGGGAGAACAAACACCAGTGCCGAAAGAACTAAAACCTAAATCAGTTAGGTATGCAACTTTAAAGAAGAAAGTAAAAGCCGAATATGAGCATACTAGACAATACAAGACTACCTATAAAGACATTAAGAAAGTCTTTCAATGGATTAATGAGGCAGTCTTTGACGGCAAACTTGCACCGTTTAATGAGATAACGATACGAGATTTGAGACCAATAAAATGTTTTGGTCAGGTTACACAATGGGAGTGGAAAAGAAAAGGTACACAATCGTTTCATTTAGAAATGGCAGACAAGTACAGGAATAAAAAAGAATTCATTAGTACATTGGCCCACGAAATGGTCCACTTGTATCAAATGAGAAATGCAGGAGATAGTGGTAATCATAATGCTCTCTTCTATTCATTTAGGAAACCAATGGGTAGAGCCGGCATAGATATGATTTAAACTGATATAATATTATGGTGAAAAAAGTGAAAATAGACTACAAAGAAAAAATAAGAACATTTAAATTATGGACTAAACGAGTATTAGGTGTATCAATGTTATTTTTAATAACATATGTCGTTGGTACATTTAATCCTAACACATATTCTACAAATCAATTATCGAAAGATTACGAAACAAAATACCTAGAAAGACTACAAGAGTTAGAATTAAGAGAACCAGAATTTACATACAACAATGACATACAATTTATTAGGGCAACTCATAAATGTATTGACTTCTTAAACTTCTCACAACCAGATGTGTTTAGAGTACCATACGAAATGATAACAGCACAGGCTGCTCTGGAGAGTGGTTGGGGTACAAGTAGATTTGCACAAGAAGGTAATAATCTATTCGGTATCAGAATATTTAACAAAGACTATCCACATATGTTACCAAGAGGTATGCCAAAGTGGAAAGGTTGGGGTGTAAGAATATTTGCCTCGAAGTGTGAAAGTGTAAAAGAATTTGTTAGGTTGATGAATGAACATTCAGCCTATGAGAAATTCCGTAAGTTGAGATTAAAACAACTTGCAGAAGACGGCCAAATGGATCCAATAGAATTAGTTAAGACATTGGATAAATTTAGCACAACAACTGATTATGCAGACCGTGTAATTAGTATTATTAAAAAAGTGAGAAAATCAGAGGAGAGTAAATAATGAGTAGACCAAACAACTGGGAAGACGAAAGCTACAATAATATCAAAGAAGACAACAGACCCTATATGGATCCGTATCTGAAAAATATGATTGAAAAAGCATTTAATACATTTAATAACTTGAAGAAAGGTCAAACGGAAGTTTACTTTACAGGTTTCTGGGCAGCCGATGTAATGCGTTGTTATCCAGGTAGACAATCAAATAAGATATTTGCAAAAATGCAGATAGCCTTGAATAGAAGTGACTTACAATTCTTTCAAAAGAAATTAGTTGGTAAATATTCAGATGGATTTGAATACATAGTACGAAAGGTTTAGTATGGGTATTTTAGCATTTTTATCAGCAATCAGTATATCAAGTGTAGCAGCTTTGTATAGTATATTAGGTCTTGCCGCCATCTTTAGTGGTGCAAAGATACCTATTATGATTATGGGTGGTGTGTTGGAGGTAGGTAAACTTGTTACCGCCTCTTGGTTATATCAAAACTGGAAGAACAAAGAATTACCAAAAACAATTAAATACTACTTGACAACCTCCGTAGTTGTGTTAGTATTTGTTACCTCTATGGGTATATTTGGTTATCTATCAAAGGCACACCTAGACCAGGTTGTTCCTACTTCATCTAATACAGCGAAAGTTGAGTTGATTGATAAACGAATACTACAAGAAGAACGAATAATAGAACGAGCAGAAAATACTTTATTGCAGTTAGATAAGTCTATTGAGGTATTTCTAAAGAACGACTTTGCGACAAGAGGTTTAAGAGAACGAAAAAAACAAGAAGAAGAGAGAAACGAACTTAAACTTACAATAGATAAGTCAATGGATAACATAGACAACTATATGTTAGACAAGAATACATATGAATTAGAACAATCAAAGATAGAAGCAGAAGTAGGTCCTCTAAAATATATTGCTGAACTGATATATGGAGACAATGCAAAAGACCACTTTGATGAAGCCGTAAGGTGGGTAATCATTGTATTGATATTTGTATTTGACCCTCTTGCAGTATTACTATTGATTGCAGCCAACATATCTCTAGCACAATGGTCTTCAGGTAGAAAGAAGAAAAAAGAATTAACAATGAGACAACTTGATTTGCAGATTGCGAAAGAGAACAAGAAGCATAAAGAGAGTAAGAAACAGATTGACAACTACAAAGACTTCTTTACGAAGTTAGCAGGTAAACAATTATCAAATGAAGACTATGAGAAGTTTTTTACCATACTAGGTCATAAAGAGTTAAGAGAAATGGGTCTGGATCCTGATGAGATTCGTATTAAAATGGACCAAGTATTAGACTGGAATGCTACCGAAGTAAGAGAAACACCTTCAAAAAACGACAAAACATTAGTGAAATCAATGCTTGACAAAGACAACTAGGAGTGATATAATATGACTATGATTTACACAAAAGAGAGACAAGACGAACTTGTAGCAAACGCAGCTAGAATGATGAACAATGCGACCAACAAATGGTCAACTATGTACTGGACTGGTGTATGGAAACAACTATGTATTAAATTCGGAAAGGTTAATTAGTGAATATATTTGTATTAGATAAAGACCCTGTAATCGCAGCCAAGATGAGTTGTGATAAACATATTGTAAAGATGATACTAGAGAGCGCTCAAATGCTATGTACAGCAAAAAGAGTTGCAGACGGTGAATTGTATATGGCAAAAACAAAGAACGGTAGAGATATCAAAAGATGGCGACTACCTAACTCTAACGAAGAAGCAGTTATATACAAGGCAGGTTGGCTAGGTCACCCTAGTACTAAGTGGGTAATGGAATCTGCTTACAATTATACTTGGTTGTTCAAACATTTTAAAGCATTGAACGAAGAATTTATGGAAAGATTTCCTAAGAACAAACCATTAGGTCATAAGTCTTTTCAGTTGCTAGGTGATATTCTAAAAGACCCACCTGTAAATGCAACACTAAATAAAATTATGACACTACCAACACCTGCTATGCCAGAAGAATGTAAAGTCTTCAATGAAGGTGTTATTGATGTAGTTGCGAGTTATCGTAAATACTATATTATGAAAAAGGTAGGTTTTGCTAGATGGTCACATCCTGGTAAAACACCTGAATGGTTTACAGAAGGAGTTGCTAATGTCGGTTGAGTTTGGCGTACTCTTACTTGTAATCGGTATGTTTTGCACAATAATAGGTTTTCTTATAGCCTTTAAAATTGCAACATATAAAACAAAGAAAGTTGAAGGTGAAGAAAATGCTTTGACTAATTACCATAGAGATAATATCTATAAATATTATCCTAAGAACAATAAATAGAAAGAGGAATAATTATGATGATAGAAACATTAGTAGGAAAGACAATTGTACATTTAAATAATATGCAGTTGAGCCATTGGCAAACAAAGAGTTATAGTGAACACGAAGGACTAGGTGAATACTATACAAAATTAAATACCTTAAATGATAGACTTGTAGAAACATATCAAGGTAATGCAAATCTAAGAGTACACATTGAAAGCGGTCAACACACATTACAAAATTATCAATCGTGTGACCATACGGTATCTGAAATCGTACAATACGGACAAGATTTAGCGAAAGCGTCTTATGACTTATCGCAAAAGAATAATTTACACCAGTATGAAGATTTACTTTCCATACTTGAAGATATGGCAGAAGCTGTATCACAAGTGCAATATCACTTGTCGTTGAAGTAGAAAGAAAATGCCATTATACTCATTTAAAAATAAGAAAACGGGCAAAGAGTTTGAAGATTTAATGACTATTGCAGAAAAAGAGGTGTACCTGAAGAAGAATAAACATATTCAACAGATGGTCACTTCTATAAATATCATTAGTGCAACAGGATATAGTAGCAGAATTAAAAACGACAATGGTTGGAAAGAACTTCAATCAAAGATTGCAGAAAAGAATCCTGGCACTCACTTCTCAGCTCAACATGGAAAAGCGTCAACGAAAGATATTAAGACAAGGCAAGTATTAAGAAAACACGGAATATTACCAAGAGAAAGATGAAATATTTACTACTACTATTGCTGTTCACTCTCACTACCGGTTGTGGTGCAAACCTATCAGGTCTGTTTACACTAGGTGGTATGGGTAGTGCAGTTGCAAGTAAGAATAGTCTTAGTATAGCGTATAGTACCTTTGACTTAGGTGTTATGGCAACAACAGACAAGAATATTAGAGAACACGCTTTAATAAAACTTGAAGAACATAAGAAGGAGGACCTAGATGAGTAAAGACATACCAGATTATATGCGAGGGTTTGATTTAAATGATGAGAGTTGGGGAGTAGGACCTGCTGTTGCAGAAGTACCTAAATCTGAACCCGGCATTGACCCAAAACAATTAGATAGTCAATCTGCTGAACTATCTGAAATCAAAAATGATGTATCATCTATCAAGTCAGCGATGAATGAAATTATGCAGATAGTTGCTGAGAAAGATACTATAACAAAAGAACTAACGGATGAAGATGTTGCGAAGAGATTTAAAGATTTAGAAAAAATCGTTTTACCTTTTCTATACAATTTATCTAAAACAGAGGAACCTTATATTCATTGGCCAAACAGAGGACCAATTATTAAGGCACAGATTGAGAAAATACTCAAGCTAACAAGAGGATAAAACAAAAATGAAATTAAGTAAAAATTTTAGTCTAAAGGAACTAACTGCTTCGCAGACAGCGGAACGGAAAGGTATTAATAATAATCCTAATGACGACCAAATTACTTCTATGCAAAAGTTGTGTGAAAACATCTTACAACCAGTAAGAGACCATTACGCTACACCGGTAACGGTATCAAGCGGATTCCGAAGTGAGGAATTATGTGTATCTATTGGAAGTAGTGTTAACTCTCAACACGCAAAAGGTCAAGCGGCTGACTTTGAAATCTTTGGGGTACCCAATGCTGAACTAGCAAAATGGATATCTGAAAATTTAGATTTTGACCAATTGATACTAGAATTCCATAAGACAGATGAACCTAACAGCGGTTGGATTCATTGCTCATACAAGTCTACTACAGACAATAGAAAACAGACTTTAAGAGCATTTAGAAATGAAAGTGGTAAGACACAATACGAAGAATACAAACCAGCATGAGCTCTCGGTGAGTTTTCTAAAGACGATATAAACGATATGTACACAAAGAAAGGTGCATAGGTGCTTGACAAGTGTTCATTATGATGTTATAATGAGTGATAATTAAATAAGATAAGGATTAAATAATGGCTAAAGAATTTAAATTTGCTGAATTGAACAAGGACTTACTGCCTAATACGAAAGGTCGTAGACAAGATGGTATTCGTTTTTACGAAGTTGAAGGACAAAACTATCCTTCTGTAACCTCTATTTTAGGTATCAGAAAAACTGATGGTCTAAAGAAGTGGCGTGAAAGTATCGGCGAAGATGTCGCTAACTTTGAAATGCGAAGAGCCGCAAACCGTGGTAAAGCAACTCACAATCTAGTAGAGAACTATATCAAAGGTGAAACGCCTAGTGAAAGAGGTGTACTACCTCTTGGTCTATTCCGACTAATGAAACCATACCTAGAAAATCTAGGTGACATACACTTGATTGAAGCAATCATGTATTCAAAAGAGTTAACACTTGCTGGACAAGTAGATTGTATCGCTCAATATAGAGATAAACTTTCTGTAATTGACTTTAAAACTGCTAACAAAGCAAAGATTGAAGAGTGGATTGATAATTACTTTTTACAGACAACTGCCTATGCAGTAATGTATGAGGAGACATTCGGTACACCGATAGAACAAATCGTAGTGTTAATTGCAGGTGAAGACGGTTCTATGCAAGAGTGGATTAAGAAACCAGAAGATTACAAACCACAATTGATGGAATCAATCAAAGAATTTTATAAATATTACGAAAACAAAAAGTTAGAAACAGCGAATAAAACTACATAATTGTTTCTACAAACAAAAGGTAAACAATGTTAAAGAAACTATTAATCATTGTAATGTTTGTGATGACAAGTAATTATGTTAGTGCCAACAACGATATATTCTATCAGAACCAAGCACCTATAATGTGTACTACTCCTGTTCAAATGGACCAATTTTTGAACGATAATGGAATGAAACCATATAGTCTTGGATTTGGAAGAAACGGTGGCACTATAGATGGCGATATTGTTTTTGCTTTATCGCATTGGAAGAATGAAGACGGTACTATGATAGCTGTTATAGAGACACCAGCAAACGGAGAAAAGTGCATGGTGTACATGATATTTAATTATAACGAAGTCATACAAAAGAATTAATTGTAGATGGTGGTGTAAGAACCGTGCTGGACATGGGGGCAGTACCCATCACCTCCACCAAAATATATGGGGGTGAACTAGGATCGACAGACGCAGATGACCCATTGGAGATTAATAGTTGGCGAACTTAAACGCATTTTAAATGGCGAAGCAAATTTTGCCCTTGCTGCCTAGTTAATAGGTAACGGAGTTTGAGAGGTACTTGGCAACAGAAACTTCTCGTTTTCAAAAGGAGAGAGAAATGAAAACAATATTTCTAGTAGTTGCAATACTACTAAACACAGAAGGAGATAGAACTCCTAGATATCACCCTGCTTATCAGTTTGATACTCTACCAGAATGTATGGACTTTGTTCAAGGAAATAATAATGGTTTAGTTATGGGTCTAATGATGAAGTTAAGAGAAGAAAACGACAACAGCAGAATAATCAATATAGGTTGTGGTGAAATGAGTCCAGAAGACGCAGATAAGATTATGAATGACTATCAGCAGAAACCTGGTGTTAGTGCTTGACAAACCCGATTAATTATAGTATAGTGAGAACATGAATAGCAAACAATTTAGTTTAGAAATAGAAGCCTTCAAAAAAGAGAAGAGAACATCTTATATGGATGCCATTGTTCTTTATTGCGAAGAAAGAGAGATTGACACGGCAACGGTTGGTCCATTAATTAACAAAGCGCTAAAAGAGAAGGTAGCGTTAGAGTGTCAGAAGTTAAATCTGTTACCTAAAACAAGTGAACTACCTATATAATGTATGGAGGATTTGATGTATTTAAAATTTGGCTGGGTATTAAACTTCACTTTACTACCAACACATACGACTATATCACCTATGGAGGTAAAGTCAATTGCAAACTAGAGACATTTACAAAACGAAATGACAAATACTTCTTTCACAAACTTTCTAAAAAATATAATGCAGAAGAAGCAGTTGACTTCTTTGTGTCAAACTTTTTACACCAAGATAAAGCTTGGATTGGCAATCTTGCTAAGTCTGATGGGCACGATATATACTTTGATTACAAGAAGCGTAAAGATAGTTTTACTTATCAGTTTAGGAGTGAGTGTAGTAGTATTAGGAATAATATGGATACTAAGCGCTTGTCTTTTGATGACCTTTATGTGGTTAATCGAGGTCAACATCCAATCTTTTTCAAGCTTCTCTTATCTAAACAAATTAGTTATGAAACTTTTGTGGTCTTTGAAGAGTTATTGGGATTTACTAGAAAATGGAATAAAGAGATTGAAGAAAAAGTAGTTTGGCCTATCTATGCTAAACGACTAAAGAAGTTTGCACCGTTCTTACGGTACAATAGAACAGAAACGAAGTTAATAATGAAAGAGATATTTAATTGAGCAGCATGACAGACGAATATAAAAAGAAACTTGACGATAAGATTAAAGAATTAAATAGTACCAGAGTTTTTAAAAAGATAACACCTAAAGGTGACTTATCATGGTACATTAAATGGTTTTCTAGTGTTGTTATTCTCACTGGAATGGTTCTAACGGCGACTAATATACACCCATTAAACCTCTATTTTCACTTTGTAGGTGTAATAGGTTGGTTAATAGTAGGTATGTTATGGCACGATAGAGCATTGATTATGTTAAATGGAGTAGCGATTGCTATATTTGCTATGGGCATTATAAATGCTTATACAGGTGCTTGACAAAAGAATAAAGAAAGTGTATAATGAGTACTATGTTTGATAAAATTGTTTATGGTATATTAGATATCATTGTGGCAACTGCCGAAACTTTACGAACTTCTTATAAGGAGAAAAGTCTTCCTAAAGAGTGTAAAGACAAGTGGATAAAAGGTTATAATGAGTTTAAAAAGAAGCATAAATAATAACATATATTATGATACATACAAAAATACGATAATACAACAATATAACAATACGATAATACAAGGAGAATAAACTATGGATTTTGAAAATCTAAAGAATAGTCAATCTAATTTTGACAAGTTGACAAAGCAAATCGAGTCAAACCTCAATCCTGAGGATAATGCTAAAACAAAAAACAAATACCAAGACGACAGATTGTGGAAACCTGAACTAGATAAAACTGGTAATGGTTACGCTGTGTTAAGATTCTTACCAGCACCTCAAACAGAAGAAATGCCGTGGGCAAGAGTATGGTCTCACGCTTTTCAAGGACCTGGCGGATGGTACATTGAAAACTCTCTAACTACATTAGGTCAGAAAGACCCTGTGTCAGAAGAGAATACTATATTATGGAACACAGGTGTAGATAGTGATAAAGAGATTGCTCGTAAGAGAAAAAGAAAATTATCATACTACTCTAATGTTTATGTAGTGAGTGATCCCAAGCATCCTGAAAACGAAGGCAAAGTTTTCTTATTTAAATTCGGTAAAAAGATTTTTGATAAGATTACAGAAGCAATGCAGCCAGCGTTTGAAGATGAAAAAGCAATTAACCCATTTGATTTCTGGACAGGTGCAAACTTTAAACTGAAAATCAGAAAAGTTGATGGTTTCTGGAATTACGATAAATCTGAATTTGAGGCTGTTAGTCCAATCACTACCGATGATGAAGCAATCAAAGGTATCTGGAACAAACAATATCCTCTTAAACCATTCCTAGAAGCAGCAAATTTTAAATCTTATGATGAACTTAAAGAAAAGTATAATCGTGTGGTTGCTGGTTCAAAGAATACCGAGACTGCTAGTGAAATAGACCTCCCACCTATTACTAGTAGTGTAGCTGCGACATCTGTTGCAACTGCTTCGGTTCAAAGTAATGAGGCGTCTAGCGGTGAAGATGATGATACATTGTCTTACTTTTCAAAACTCGCTGAAGACGAATAATCTCTCTCTTTCCACATTACTTTAATGGCATAGGGGTCCTTTCTGGACCCCTTTGTTTATATAAATAGAACTAAAACAAACCACTACATTATTCTAAATCACATATTGAATTGCAAGGTTAAAGGATACTTATGCAATTAACAGACATTTTCAAAAAGAACATAGTAATGGTACCTGTTGTGGCCTCAATATTAGTTGGGTCGTTCACTGGTATTAAATATGTAATTAATCTTACAGATACTATAAACGCAAATAAAATAGAACTAACTAATTTACACAGAGACATAAAAGTTGTAAAGGAATCTAATTTAGATTTAAAAGACAGACTATCCAGAGCAGAAGGTACTTGGGATATGGCTGAAAACCTATACAGAGAACTTGCAGAAAAAGTTAGAGACCAAGCTTGGGATATCAAAGACCTTAGCAGAGAAGTAAATGGTAACTAACATGGAGATACTTAGGATGGCTCCAAATAGATTTACACTTATATTGTTAGGTATGCTTGTACTATTCGCTGTAATGGTTAAACCTGCTCATGCAAGAAACGAATATCTTAACAACAATACACAAGCCTGCCAATATGGTAGCTTTGATGTACAGACTAGTTATGGACAACAAGACACAGAATATAATCACTATTCACCAAATAACAATTACGACAACTATGGTAGAAATAAAGAAATAAGATTTACTTTCAGAAAGTACCTTGGTGTTAGTAAGGAGATGTGTGATAAACAAAATGCTATATTACTAGAGAATGAAGATTTAAGACAAGAATTAGAAATGCTTAAAGTTTGCAACAAGTATGCAGACAGACCATTACCACCACAATTCGCAACGGTAGAAAAACATTGCAAAGGTTTAAGAGCAAGACCTGAAAGAGCAAAAGCAGACGAATCTATGTGGGATGAAATGAAGAAAGATTACATTGAGGACAATCCAGATGTTGATTTATTTGACAATAGCAAACCAGGTCTTAAACTTCCACCAAAAGATTTCATATTACCTGAGCCTAAACCATAATCCCATTGTAAAAATCGTATAAATATAGTTGTTATGGCAATATCTATATTAGACCCATTAGTACAAAAACAAGGCGACACCAGAAAATCTGGTGCTTGGTATCGTAAGGCTGTCGGCAGCATTGCTGACAAAACACAGGCAAGACAATTAATGAGAGACGGCAACCTAATCGGTAGACCTTCTCAAGGACGATTAAATCTATTTTTTTATGACCCGAAATTTAAGAAAACACTACCTTATTACGACACATTCCCTTTAGTATTACCATTAGAACCAATCAAAGGCGGATTTATGGGAATGAATTTCCATTATTTACCACCTGCAATGAGATTTACCTTACTCGCAAGAATGGATAAGTTTCTATCTGGTGACATGATAAGACCTAATACGAAGTACCAAGTAGATTATGATAGTGTGAAGAATATACCTATGGTTAAACCAACTCTTCATAAATATCTTTATAGTAATGTGAGAAGCAATTTTTTGCGTATCAATGCGTCTGAAGCTGCGGTTGCAGTATACTTGCCAGTACAACAATTCAGAAAACAACCAGCGACTACCGTTTGGAGTAGAAGCAGAAGAAATAATTAGAGGACTCTTATGATGAATATGAGTAATAAGGTAAATGGCAAGAAGAAGTTTATGGCGAGTTGCAATCGTCAAATTAAGAATGTGGTATTGTGATATTAGAGGACACCACGGACACAAATGGAATTATGAACCAGGCGAATACTATTTAGGAATGCAGAAGAGTAAACATTGGAAAGATAAACATTAAGGATAACTAATGGCAATATTACGAGGCGGTAAAAGAATAGGAGGTATGGATATCAGAATTGGTATTCCTAGAGATACTTCTATGAACAATATTAACCGAGACCCAAGGTTCAAACAAAAGGTAGGTGCAAATCCTGAAACTACAATGGGTAGATTTCAATCCTATGTAAATGAATCAGAAGGTTTTGCTCGTAAGGCTAGATACTATGTTGTCTTTGAACTACCAACAGGTGGTAAGATTGCAGGTGGTATGGACTTTGGTGGTGCAGTACCTGGTGGTGACGGTATGGTACAAGGTGGTGAGATACGAAGATACGCTAACGAAGCAAACTTGCAACGAAGAGTACAAGCGTTTGTATCATCGGTAAATATGCCTGGTAGAACAATGAAGACTAAAGCAATAAAACACAATGGTCCACCAAGACACATTGTTTACGACTATGAAATGGCTGATGTATCAATGACATTTTATACAGACAAATATTTAAGAGAAAGAATATTCTTTGAATTGTGGCAGAAGACTGCCTTTTCAAATATAACTCACAACTATGCTTACTATGATGAGTATGTAGCACCGATTAATATTCTTCAACTAGGTGCAGACCCAGGAGCACAAGAACGAGACGGTTCAACTTATGGTGTCAGATTGTGGGAAGCGTATCCTGTTTCAGTAGGTGATGTAGAGTATGCTTCAGGTTCAAATGAAGTACAAACATTTACCGTTCAGTTTAAATATAGATACTGGTTAAACTTTGCATTAGACCAACAAAACAAGTTTCAGATTGGTCAGTCGCAGTTTAATAGTGCTGTTGTCAAAGAAGGTGAGAGTGGATTTTTAAGTAAACTACCACCTGAATTGAGAAGAGCAGGCGAAGGTGTGCTACAAAACTTGAAGAGGTCGTTTCCAATCGGTAAGATTACTGGTGGAAGAGTTATGCCTCCATTCAAATTTGGACCACTAAATATATAATTAATAATAAGGAGATGATAACAATATGGCTTTACCAAAAATTGAAGTCCCAACATATAAGATAACTCTACCTAGTAAAGACCAGGAAGTAGAGTATAGACCTTTTCTGGTCAAAGAAGAGAAGATATTGATGATGGCAATGGAAGAGCAGAATGACGCTCAAATGAAAGCTGCCGTTAGAGATTTAATTAACTCTTGTACTTTCGGAAAATTAGAAGTAACCAAACTACCACTATTTGACATTGAGTATTTGTTTTTAAATATTCGTGCCAAGTCTGTAGGTGAGATTGCGTCTTTCAAAGTTTTCTGTCCTGAAGATAAGGTTACACTTATACCTGTTGAAGTAGACTTGACAAAAGTTGAGGTACAGGTTGATGACGAACACACAAATAAAATTGTATTAGACGAGACAAGAAATCTTGGTATTAGTATGAACTATCCTAACATTGACACTATTCCATTGGGCGTAGATAATTCTATGAATACAGACTCAATCTTTAAAACGATTGTTGATTGTATAGATTATATCTATGAGGGGGAAGAGGTGCATAAAGCGAAAGATAGTACAAAGGCTGAACTAATAGATTTTTTCAATAATCTTAACACACAACAATTTGAGTTAATTAGAAAATTCTTTGACACAATGCCGAAGTTAAGGCATGAGCTCAAGGTCGTAAATCCTAAAACCAAGAAAGAGAGTGTGGTTACACTCCAAGGACTATCTGATTTTTTCGTATCTGCCTCTCCCACAACAACCTAGAGGCGTACTTTGAGACTAACTTTGCATTAATGCAACACCATAAGTATAGTCTATCAGAATTGGATTCTCTTATTCCTTGGGAAAAAGAGGTTTATGTATCTTTACTGGTTAAACACCTTAAAGATGAGAAAGAAAAAGCAAGACGGGATAAAATGAATAAATAATAGTATGAAGAACAAAACAGAGGTATCAAATGGCTGAAGAAATAAAAGAAGTTAAGGTTGCAGAACCTAAACAGAAAATACAAGTTGATTTAGAAGTTGATACTTCAATAAAAGACTTAGGTATCAATCCATATTCAAAGATAATACATATGGCAAGAGCAGTTGACGCTTGGAGAATATTCCCAAGATTGTTTTTGACCGTATATATTGTTTTACTATACAAATGTGTAATATGGTATATGAATTTACCAACACCTACTATGGAACAAAGTGGGTTAATCAGTATCGTTGTTGGTGCTGGTGCAGCTTGGTTTGGTTTATATACTGGTTCAAGTAAAGGTAAAAATTAGATGGCCGCAAGTACACTAACACAAGCCTCACAAGACGAGATAGTAAGCATATTCAAAGCAATCTCTAGTAAAGTACAAGGTTCAGTTGAAGGACTTGTTAAGACTACTCAGCCCAAACTAAACAAATTAGTTGCAGACACAATAGACGCATTTAAAGACAAACCTCAACAAGTTAATAAACAAATGAACTTGTTAGCAAATAGGATGCAAGAGTTAGGTATGTCTGTAGATGACTTAACACAAGGCATAGAAGATAAAGATTTAACTGCTGATATGAAATCTCTACAAGACGCATTGCGTAATAGAGAACAAAAAATTGTAAAGGCAGACACAGAAGCAGCTGAATTGCGTAAACAAGGTGTAGCCGCAGAAGTAAAGATGACACAAGCCGGTGCCAAGGTAGTTATACTATCACAAAAAGAATTATCTAAACGAACTGAAACATTACAATCAGAGCAAAAGATTTTAATTGAGCGAGAACAAAAGAATTTAAAAGCAACAAAAGAACTTGATAAGTTAACTGGTAAAGAAAAAACAGCACAAGCAAATCTTATTAAAGCAGAAACAAAAAAGATAGCAAAAGAACGAGAAAAGATAGAAGAAAAAGAAAAGGCCATTGGCGGTAACCCTAGTAATAACTATGGTGGTCAAGGTGGTGATTTGATAGACCCACGAGGTATGTTTGCTGGTATATCAGATACCTTTATGGGTATCAAAGATAGTATCACAGGACCATTCGTAGAACTTGGTGAAATAGGAAAGCGTATGGGTAAGTCATTTATGAACTTTGGTAAAGCAATGAAGACACCAATCAAGTCATTAAAACTACTTGGTGCAAGTCTTATGGTTGCAGTACTACCTATGTTGTTGTGGGCTGTAGGTATATTAGCATTGATTGCTATTATCGCAGTTGCAATATTTAAGTTTCATGCTATCAAAGACGCAATCATAGACGCATATAACTATCTAGGAGATGTATTTACTAAGTTTGGTGAATATCTAAAAGAGAAGTGGGATGCCTTAGTAGAGTATATAGGTGGACTAAAAGATTCAATAATGGAGAAGTGGGATTCGTTTACAGGTGCATTTGGTGAAATGGTTGATTATGTAAGTAACCTAGGAAGTAAAATATGGGATAGTATATCTGAAGCGTTTAGTAGTGTTGGTGATTTCTTAATGGATGGTTTCAAAACTATAGTTAATGGTGTTATCAAACTGCTTAACAAGGTACCTTTTGTCGATATACCTCTATTAGGTACAAGTGGTGGTTCAGCAGGTATGGAAACTGGTCCATCAACTAAAGCAGAAATAGAACCAAGCACAGGCGTTTCAGATAAAATTGCTAGTTTCTTTGATAAACTTACAGGTGGTAATGATAATGAAGAAAATGCTAAAACGCTCATGTCAGAAGGTGATGTTAGCAACTCTAAACAATCTAACAATGTTGGTGTAAACCAAGACAACAGACAAATCGTAACCACAAACAACCAAGAATCAGTATTTGCTGGTAGAGGCAATCCTAATCCAGACCCACCAAGTATGTGGGAAAAGATGACAAGTCTATTTTAGAATTTACCTAAATCGTCTTCTGTAAATATCTTAAACTCAAAACCTTGCATTTCGCAATAACGAACAGCGGCTGCCCATTTAGCTCTATTTTTGACATATGCTAATGTCTCGTTGATATATGCTCTAGTCTTACGAGCTCTAGGTTTAGGTTTCTTTGTGAAGGCCTTAGGTTTGATTTCAATTATATACTTACCTTTCTTGGTAACTATAAAGAAATCAGGAAAGTAATTATGTATTCTCTTGGTCACAGGATTACGATAAGGAATAGCAATCTCTTCACTACCCCAATTTGTGATTCCTTCATTACGGTCGCAGTAAACCATAAATCTTCTCTCCCAATTAGAACGATAGATAACTTTTTCGATATTACCTAGATATTTGTCTTTGTTTTGAGGTTTGTATCTGCCTTTATAACTTGCTGTAGCCACTTCATCTTCCTGTATAAATATTAGTATAATTCATAAGGATATTTATACATGGGATATACGAACAAAATTAGCTCTGTAATCAAAGGCCGTATCAATTCAGGTACAAATGCTGTAAAAGGCTTTGTTGATGGTCTTGCTGGTGACATTAGCTCACAGATAGATAACTTCAGCAATCAGTTTACTGGTGCTGAAAATACAGAAGCAACCAAAGCAAAAGCACGACAGATACTAAATCAATCTCCTTTAGAGATAGGTGAAGGTGGTGCAATGCAAGGTAGAGTCCGTTCCAGAATTAGTTTTGGTCAGATATATTATCCAGAAGAAACAGGTATGTTAGACGAAGGTCACTATGTCATATTTGACATTATTGAAAACAGAAAAACATCTTATGGTAGTAGTATGAAGAGAAAAGTAGAAGTACCAGCAGATGATGACGCAGAAGCAACAAGAGTAGCTGCAGCTGGAGGATCAGCACCTGGTGGTGGTTATGCAACTGATTATTATGGTAGTACAACTAGAAAGGCAAGAGAAATGTCTTCTGGTATTGGCCAAGGTGGTTCACATACACATACAAGAATTAGTGATACGGTGTGTTTATATACACCTGCTGAGGCTGCAAAATTCTCATACAAAGCAAATTACGAAAACTTAGCAACTGGTCTTGCCGGTCTTATGGCGTCTAGTATGGAAGCAGGTAAAGATATGTCTTTCAAAGAAGCACTAGTAGACGGTGGTGGTGCTATGATAGAGAGAGTATTAGGTGAGGCAGTAACCAGTATCGCAAGTGCGTTACCTGGTGTTGGTGATGTTAGAGGTGCAATAGACAAGTCAATGGGTAGAGCATTAAATCCATTTAACGAACAAGTCTTTAGAAGTGTACCATTTAGAGAGTTTGCTTTTCCATTTACATTTGCACCAAAGAATAAAAAAGAAATGTTAAATGTAGAAAAAATTATCAAGTTATTTAAATTTCATATGTTACCTGAATTTAGTAATAAAACTAAATCAGCATTTTTGTCTCCATCTGAATTTCAAATAACTTATTACTATCGTGGTAAGACAAACGATTATATACCACAGATTTCTCGTTGTGTAATGACAGGTATGGATGTAGACTATGCAACAGAAGGAACATTCCATACATTTAGAGAAGACGATAGAGGAGCTGCACCTATTACAACAACAATGACTTGTACATTTGCAGAGACAGAGATTATGACTAAAGAGACAATCGCTAAAGGGTATTAATAAATGTATTTTTCAAGTTTTCCACTTATACTATACGATATGAAAGGTGACCAGAAGAGTAAACTGGCAACTAACATAATTAAAAGAGTAAAGGTACGAGAGAAAGTACTAGACGCAGCTATGCTGTATCAGAAATACTTTGTACAACCTGGTGAAAGACCAGAAGATGTAGCATTTAATCACTTTGGTAAATCAGAATATCACTGGATTATATTGTTGACAAATAATATAGTAGACGCATACTATGATTGGCCTATGAACTATAATGAGTTTGAAACCTTTATCAAAGACAAGTATGCCAATGGTGAAGCAATACATCATTACGAAAAGAAACAAACAAGTGGAGATACAGAAGTCCACATAGAATGTATGAGTACAGACGCAGGTGCTGTATCCATATCAAATAGAGAGTACGAACAAAGAATACAAAACGATATAAGCGAAATTAAGTTGTTAGACCAAGGTTATCTATCAACATTTTTAGATGAGTTTGATAAACTGATAGGTGAATAATGTACAGCAAATTAAAAACCGATGACTTGAAAAAGGCCGGTGACTATACACTATCTGAAATAGTAGTGCATAGTAGAAAGTCTTTTGATGGTTCAAGTAAAGCAAAGAAGACGGACATCACAAGTCTAGTCGCAGAGATTAATATTTACGAAGATATTAACGAGAAGAACTTGTCTGGTCAGTTAGTGATAACAGATAGTACAGGTCTTCCTAATCATATGCCATTAACTGGCCATGAACTACTAACATTTAAACTAGGTACACCAGGTTCAAGTCGTTATTTCGACTTTGAAAAGCATCCTATGGTCATCTACAAGATAGGTAGTAAGTCACCACATAATCCTAGGTCACAATTCTATGTACTATACTTCTGTAGTAAAGAACAAATTACAAATCAAACCGTTAAGGTAGAGAGACCATTTGCTGGTGCCATATCTGATATGATATCATCAATTGCATTGTCTGAATTAGGAACAAGTAAAAGCATATTCCTTGAAGGAACAAAGAATAGTCGTAAGTTAGTTGTACCAAGATTTAGACCATTTAAGGCAATAGATTTCTTATGTTCACAAGCAGAGTCTGCTACATTTCTTAACACAGGATTTAAATGGTACGAGACAGCACAAGGATTTCATTGTCGTAGTTATGAAAACATGATGGCAGTTGGA